TGGACGGGTGATTGACGAGGCTCGCGGAGTCCGTGAGCTTCTGAACGACGGCCTGATTGAGGATCGCGGCAAGACGGGCGTTGCCCGAGAGCCCACTAAAATAGACTTCGTTGGCCATTGTGGCCTCCTATGGAGTTCGACGTTGGCCGCGCCTGTCACTGTTTACGGGAGCTTGCCCCGAGCGCGCAGCGGCGTAGCCGCTTCTCAGAAGCTACGCCGACGAGTGACAATCTGTCAAGGCGTCCGCATACTCGCAAAGATGGCCTCTCGGTTCGCCTTGAACTCCGCAGGAGACATCCGCGCGATCGCCTCAGCGCTCCACGCCGCGGCCTCCGGGATCGGCTGCTGAACCGTCGCCGTGGAGGTCCGAGGCATCGGCACGGTGGCGGGCGCCGTCGGAGACGGGAGCGTCGGCGCCTGCTGAGGCGCTGGTGCCGCGTCGGACAGGTACGCGCGGACTGCCTTAGGCAGCCCATCGCGGTTCGCGAGCCACTCCCCGATAGGCGGGCGTCCATCGGCCGGGAGCTTCCCGTAAGCGTGCTGGACGTAGTCGAGGCCCTCGGCGTCTACGACGCCTGCAGACATGATCTCGCGCTCGAGGCGCAGCGCCTCGCGCTCCGCCTTGCTGGATGCGCGGGCCTCCTCGTACTGCGAGCGCCACTTGTCGGCCTGCTGCGCCTGCGGCTCGAGCTCACCGATCCGGCCCTCGAGTTCCTTCACGCGCGCCACCAGCTGGCGGATGCGCGCAGCTGCGCCGCTATCGTCGCTCGGAGGCTGCGGCGTCGTCGTCCCTTCGTCGTTGTTCATCCCATCTCCTTCTGTGCTTCGTCCACACGCGCCTGCTGACGCATGATCTTCCGCGCCCAGGTCCGCCCCGCGTCCCCTCCCCAGAGGAGCCACGCGATGTACCCGGCGCTCGGATACCCAGGGTTTCCACGCTTCGCCGCGGGAGCCTTGAGGTCCACTTCGTGACGCTCGAAGTAGGCCACCATGCGGCGCGCAGTGTCTACACTAAGCTCCTTGCGGTTGCTCAGGTCTCGAGCTCGCGCAACGCCGACGGCCGTGCCACCGCGGCCATACTCGCGTCGGAGCTCGAGGCCGCGCCGTGCGGCGGCAGCGACAGTCACGGGCGGCTTCGTGTCCACGTCTCCACGCTCCTCCGCTGCCTTGAACTCGCGGTAAACGTCGGGCTTGTTCACCTGTAGATAGCGGCGCTGCCGGTCAGTAACGAACGGCATCACTCAACCTCGCCGGGGAGCTCCTCGGACGCCTCGACGGGTTCGCCGGTCAGGTAGCCGCGGGCCTCGCGCATCGACTCAAGGACGGCGGACAGCACCTCGCGCTGGTCATCGGTGAGCGTTCCTTCGAGCAGCCCGGCGATAGCCTCCTCAGACGCGCGCACCTCGTCCACGGCCTCGTCCATCGCGGCGGCGTGCTCACGCGATACGTCGACTCCGGGCGCCGCCTCCCCGCGGTTCGCTCCTTCTGCCAACGGTGCAGGCGGCGCCTTTCCGTTCATCTCATCGATCGCCTTGAGTCGGATCACCGCGTCCTGCTCGCTCAGCGACCCGAAATAGCGGAGGGCCTCAACCCGGTCCATGAGCCCGGCCGCCATCATCTCCATTACGTGCGTTCGTCGCGCCTGCATCTCCTCCGGGCTTAGAGGGATCTCCCGGTAATGGATGCGGTAGTTCGACTCCGGGTAGTTCGTCCCGATCGAGCGGTTCAGCAGGATCGCGGACAGCGCGACGAGCTCCTCGTCGGCTCCCTGGAACTGGAGGATGTATTTCCGCTGCGCGGTGCGCTTGCCCTCGTTGCTTAGGCTGATCGCGTACCCGCTCTTCGCGGACCCGCTCACGCGCTGGAGCTCAGACGGAGACAGGCCCGCGTCAGTTGCGAGGCGATGAGCGATGGCAGCGATCGTGCTCTCGATCTTCTCTACGTCCGCGCCCGCCTGGAACTGCGACACCATCGGCTGCGTCGTCTCGGCCACCGGATCGAACATGAGGATCGTAGTCGGGTCGGTGATGACCTCGGCGCGAGACGCGCGCGTGTTCCCGTCCACCTGCTCCATCCCGGCGACTCTCACGCCGACGGCGTAGCGCTGCGGATAGCTCGCATCTCGGAGACAGTGCCCGAGGTACGAGTAGTAAACGCTCAGGTTCAGAGCGCCCTCGTAGAGCTCGATCCCGTAGTACGGATCGAACAGGCGATCGCCGTAAAGCGCCGCATGGTAGAGGACAACCGGGAGGACCGGCGTGCCGTCCGACTTCCGGTACGGGTACGCATCGCCCGAGAACGACGCCCCGAGCACCTGGACGGTAATGTCCTCCCCGAACGTGGCGCCGTCCCCAGCGAGGTGCACGCGGTACGAGGGAGCGTCCTGGTCTCGGATATCGAACGCATCCCACGTCCACCGCTGCGTCCCGTTGATGGTCCGCGGACGAAGCTCTGCGAACGACAGCGGCACCGTCGGCCGCGCCGGGTCGGCCTCCGCGATCGTCATGTCGGGAGACACCGGCCGATACGAGATGCGGCCGTTCTCCACGTCTACGCGCATCCACATTTCGCGAAGCGCGATCGTCATCGACTGAAAACGGCTCATCTGCGACCAGAGCCCAGACCGCGCGATCTCTCCGTCCGAACTGATCAGCGGCTCAGCCGCGGCGGCCTCCGTGTTGTGTCGGATGTCCGGCGCCGCGTCGTACAGCGTCGATAGCTCCGTGGCCACAACGCGGAACGGGTTGCTCGATAGATCGGGCAGGCCCCACGCGGCACGTCGCACGGTGCCCAGCTGCGCCTGTAGCCGCGCCTCAAGCAGCGCAGCCCACCGGCCCTCCATCAGCGCGCGCCGATGGCGTGTGTGCTCCCATCGCCGGGCCTCCTCCGGGTTCGAAGGCGCGGGCGGCATCGGCAACGTCTGATGAGCGTACATGCGCCCTCCTATCCGATACGGACCAGTTGCGGCGCGTAAAGGCGCCGGGTCACCAGTTCGAGAGTGTACCGCAGGGCGTCGATGGAATGCTTGTGCTTGGAGTTCTCTCGGCCATCGAAGCGCGACAGGTCATCGATCAAGCGCTGACACCGCGGGTTCACGGTGAAGTTCCCGCGAAGCATCTCGCTCTGGAGCAGGCGGTACCCGGCGTATACGCTCCCCCGCGGCTTGTACGCCGTGTGGATGCGCGCGGGCCAGCTGCCAACGGGGAGACGTAGATCGCGTTCGATGGCCTGTACCAGCATCGCGTTCGACTTCAGCGCGCCGCCACGTCGAGAGATGGCGGCACGGTCACCTACCCAGCGGTCCACGTCCTCCCAGCGCAGGCCGCAGCGCTTGAGCATGTCGAGGATCGCCTTGGCGTCCTGCTCTGGCGTCGTCATGCCGTCGCTCTGCACCTGGTCAAGCACCATGATCCGATGGTGCCCATCCTCCGTTGCCTGCATCGCCGTCAGGATCGCCACCTGGGCGCCAGACTCGCGACCGTGATCAATGCCGACGCCGACGAGCCAGTTACCCTCCGGCGCCTCGTCCTTGACGTGAATCTTAGGGTCGAACGCGGCAAAGACGCGACCTTCAACAAACGTCGTCGTCCACTCACCGAACAGGCGTTGACCTCGCTCCGACTCGAGGATGCCCTGCGAGAGCTCGTCGATCTGCGCCTGCGTCAGCATCGGACGCCCGCCGATCGGCGTCGTGTTCTCGATGGTCAGCGGCGCGCAGATGTCGCGGACGCGCTTGTCCTCCACCATCTTCTTCAACCATTCCAGCGGCTTCCCGATGGGCGTCATCGTAAGCGAGATCGTGCCATGGTTCCGGAACACGCGCGGGACGAGCTCGTTCCACACGTCCTCCGGGGGCGGCTCGTCGATCATGATGTGGTGGAGCGTCGAACCGGCGAGGCTCAACGCCCCCTGTTCCACACTCCGGAACTTTAGGATGCTGCCGTTTACGAACCGGACCATCGCCTGACGGCCGCGGAAGCCCTTGCCCGCCACGAACTCCGTGTCAGGAAGGATCGAGTCCTTCGGCAAAAGGCGCCAGCACTTTTCCTGGATGGCGATCCCCTGCTGAGTCGTGACCGTGATCACGTGCGCCTCGATCGGGGCCGGGCGGCAATACTGGTAGGGATGAGCGCCGAGGCATCTGAACACGGTGTCCGCCATCCCCACCCATGTCTTTCCTACCTGGTTCGCGCCTCGGTAGAGACGTATGCGATCCGTGGCCTTGAGGAACTCCAGCTGCGGAGGCGTCGGCCTGAAGTAGGACAGCGGGTCCGTGTCGCTGCGGCGCGTCAGCGTGTGCGCCGCAGACGCGAGAGCGGACAGGCTCACTTGAGCACCTTACGCCAACGTGACTTTGCGGTCATCGGCTGATCCGTCCTGCGTCCATCTCGAGAGTTCCAACCTTCCCCGTTCTTCCTGACGACACCATCGCACGACCAACCAGCGGCACGGAGGGTCACGCCCGGCTCGTCCTCGAGGATGTAAGTCTGGATATACGCAAAGCCCATCGCCTTTGCTGCCTGCGCTGCGCGAGAGTACAGGAAGGAACAGGCATTTTTCGTTCCGTTGGTGACTAAGCGCGTCACCTCCGCAACCTCGTACTGAGAGACAGCACGGGCAACTGGGCGCCCGACGATCACCGCGCCCACCAGCGTTCCGTCATGCTCGGCGCCGATGCTGAAACGATGCCCCCTCACCGGCTTGTGATGTCGGTGGAGCTCCGCTACTACCTCGTTGGCCTGTGCCAACGTCAGCGGCACAGCACGCATTACGCATTACCCGCGAGGCGCACTACCTTCCCCGTGCGCCGCATCTCGATCGCGTCCTCGAGGCGCTCGAGGTGCTGCGGCGGGAGGTTCGCCACGGCGGACACGATGATGCCAAGCAGTTGCTCGTCGCTCATCCCGTCGTCGGGGCTCGCGGCCTTCGCGATCTCTGCGTCGAGCTCGCGCCGACACTCCATGGCCTTTGCCGCGCCGGAAAACATCGCTTGCCACGACCCGGCCTTGTTCGCGTCAATGACGGCCTGCTCCAGCTGAAGCAGCTTCGCCCGGAGGTACTCGGTGTACGTGGCCTTAGTCGCTTCGTCCGGCGTCATCGCAACGACGGGGTGCTTCTTCGGGGGCTTGCCTCGGATGGCCATGATGTCGCTCCTGGTTGACGTTTATCCGGGTTGATGGCGGCTGTTCAATACTTCGGGTGCGGGTAAAAGGTCGAGGAACGCAAGCGGTCGGGGGGGGTCCCCTCGGTATACACGCCTTTTCGACCCGAAAAGGCCCGAAATGGCCCCGTTTCGAGAGGTCCGCGCCCCTGCTCGCGGGGACCGCGCGCGGTCATTCGTGCCCGAACTGCTACGCCTCGACTCATCGACATCCTCCCCTTCGCCTGCCACACCTGCCACACCTGCCACACAAAAAACACGTCCCAGACTTTCTATATACTTTTTCTTTCTCTTAGATTAAGTCAACAAGAAGGTATGGCAGGTATGGCAATGGCAGGTTTAAAGCACCTTTGCCACACCTTGCCATACCTCAACGAGGTGTGGCAGGTATGGCAGCGGACCAGAGCACAACGCGGCTTCCGTCAGGCTTCGTCACGCGGCGCTTCGTCCACCCGGCAGCGCGTAGGATGTTCCCAAGGCGCATGTCATCGGCGCGGCTGGCGTTGATCCTCTCGTTTCCAAGAGCACCGGTCCAGCACTCGGAAAGGGTAATGCTCCCCATCTGAGTCCTGAGCCAGTTCACGACGGGCGCTTCCCATGAGTCCGTCGGGGCGTAGTGCTCGGCCTGCTCGGCGCGCATCGCGTCCACCTCGGCGTCGAGGTGCCACGCCTCCCCCTGCGACCATGCGTGCACGGCTTCGGCCCATAGCTGCTCGCGGTCCAGCTGGAGGCGCTCGGTGTCGCACTGTCCTACCTCCACGACCCAGAACCGACGCGAGCCCGTCGCGTCCACCAGGAATTCCGCGTCATTCGTCGTGCCAGCGAACACAGTAGTCCGTGGAACATCGACGCAGTTACGGCCGTAAGCCGGGCGGTAGGAGTCCACCTGCGACGAGACGAAAGCCTTAAGGGCGCGGGCGTCCGCCTTCCTCATCGCGTCGAGCTCCCCGAGTTCGTAGATCCATGCGCCCTCGAGCGCAGAGAAGCGATCCTTACTCCCGAGGTCAATGTCGGAGTCCTTGAACCATTGACCGCCCATGACCTTTACCGTCGTGCTCTTCCCGCATCCCTGCGTGCCCTTGAGGATCAACACGGTGTCCGCCTTGCATCCTGGCGTCATCGCTCGAGCCACGCACTGGATGAGCCACGCACGCCCGACGGCGCGACTGAGGCGCGATTCATCCGCGGCGCAGTACTCCGATAGCCATCGCCCGATCCGCTCAACACCGTCCCATTCGATCTCGTTGAGCCAGTACCGGACGGGATGATGGCGGCGCTTCGACGCGGCCCAGCTGATCGCCTCATGCACCGCGGTAGTCGTCGGCACGATGCCATACGTCCTTGCGAGCCGGTGCACGATGTCGGCCTCCGCTGCGTCTGTCACGGGTACGTCATCGAACGTCACGCGCTGCCTGAGCTCGCAGAACTCAAGGCGCCCGCGCCACACGGGATCGTGCTCAAGAATGGTCTGCACGTTGGCGAGGTGCGACTTCGGCTTACCATCCCGGATGACGTGCCCTGTCTGCTTGTCCCTCAGCGGGTCCGCCTTATCCAGAAGCGCCATCGTCCCGAGGTGCGGTCCTGGCTCGAGGTGCACGCCAAGCAGGTTGGCGATCTTGTCATCATCCATTGAAACCTCCGAGGCGGGTCAACGGCCCAGCCCACTTGCAAGAGTTCCGATGGTGGCACACTGCCGGGCCTCCATCGATGTAGAACCAGACCTCATCCCTACCGCAAGTCGGGCATCGGATGCCATCGACGTATGGGCGCTGTGCTGCCCTGTAGGTTCCTCCTACCTGCTCCCCGAGGCGTCGTCGCACGTCAGCGTCGGTGTCGATCGCCGCATGGAACACGCGGCGGAGTTCCCGAGGCGTGACGCTGACGGGGATCTCGACGCGCACGGGCGGCGGCTTCGGCTTGACCTTTACGAGCTCCACCAACCACATAGGCGGGCGCTGGGGCATCACATCGTAGGCTCCATCGGTCAACCACTCGTAGCGGACGCCTGACCGATGAAGCGTCGGCGGCGCGACGACGTAGCCGCCATCTCCCCGCACATCCACGCCGGGGACGATGCCCTGAGCGTTGCGGATCTCCACCTGTTCGTCCTCTGGGAACTGCCACCAGAAGTGACGCCCTCGTCCCGTCTTGGCGCCGCGCGTCTTGACGAGTCCGTGGATCTTCGCCTGCGCCTTGTACCAGGCGAGGGCCTCGTCCCCGTCGCAGTCGAGCACCCACACCTTCGACGCCTTACCCGTCGCCACGCCGATTCCAGCGGATGGCCACTGCTCCCACCATGCGGTCACCCGCTCTGCATCCGTCGTCGCCATCGTCTGCCATGCCCCGAGCCGCGGATGCTTCCCGCGCTGCTTCTCTGAGCACTCCTTTCCCGCTCGGCAGGCGCAGACGAGCTCATCGCTGACCTCGTACAGCGGATGAACGCGCAGCCCTACAGCGGCGCACTCGAGCGCCTTGGACAGCATTTGCATCTCAGCGCTCGGCTACGAGGTCGCGAAGCTCATCCGTCGCGCGCTCGATGAGCAAGCCAGCCACGTAGGACGGCGGCAGGGACGCCTCAAGTGAGAGTCGGTCCAGCTGATCCCACACGGCGTCAGGCATCCGGAGCGTTCGGGCCTGGACGCGGACACCTCGTCCCCAGTGATTAGGGCGCCCTGCGCCGTCGCGTTGTCCGCCCCTCATCGCTCCCCCTCGCGGCGGTGCTCGCCGCGCTCGATGATGTCGGCCACCGGCCCATAGCCGGGGCGCGTCCGCAGGTACGCCACGACGGCGGCGCGCTCCTCAGCGACGGCCGCGGCTATGTCCTCCTCAAGCAGCTGGATCGCCTTCTCGATCTCCGCTTGCAGATCGGTACCGGTCATGGCGCAGCCTCCAGCGCGGCGACGAGGGCTTCGGCCTCGGACGAAAAGGCCGGAAGAATGATGGCGGCGAAGCACTCCGACCCAACTCTTGCTCCGACGCCCCAACCTGTGCTGGCATGGACCGTAGACGCGATGTGGTCTGTGCCTCGTCGCGGTTCCCACGCCTCCCGCACCAGCGCGAGCACGCATCCTAGCGTGGCGGGGTCGGTGAGGTCGGGGGCGGCGTCGGCCCATTCTCCCGTGAGGCGGCAAATGTCATCCTCTGAGCGGAACCACGCCGTCGGCACGTTGCGCCGCCCTACGGCGCGCATCCCCGGCATCCATCGCCACTTCGGGCACGCGACTGCGCGCTTCGCGAGCGCGATCTGCTCCTCGGTCATGGCTCCTCCTCGCGGCGGTGCCAGCCGCGCTGAATATTGGTCGCGAGCAGCCGTAAGTGGTCACCGCTACCACGCGGCCCGAACGTGTCGCCGCCCTGCGCGCACTCACTCAAGTACGCCACCACGGCGGCGCGCTCCTCAGCGACGGCCGCGGCTATGTCCTCCTCAAGCAGCTGGATCGCCTTCTCGATCTCCGCTTGCAGATCGGTACCGGTCATGGCGCCGCCTCCAAGGCCGCGACGAGGGCTTCGGCTTCGGTGTCGTAGTCGCAGAGGGAGTGTTCCTTGGCGTGCCACGACCAGCGGTTGCCGGATTGCCAGTACTCGCTGTCGTACCATACGCTCGCGTGCGGGTCGCCCCACGCCTCTCGCACCAGCGCGAGCAGGCACCCCAGCGTGGCGGGGTCGGAGAGGTCGGGGAGCCATACGCCGACTTCGTGCCAGCCGTCGTCCACGCGAACGGGACGCCCGCCCGTGAGGCTCATGCCCGGAGCGGACCACTCGACGGCGAGCATCCCCGGCATCCAGCGCCAGCCCTTGCACGCTACGGCGCGGCGTGCGAGCGCGATCTGTTCGTCGGTCATGGCGCCGCCTCCAGCGCCGCGACGAGGGCCTCGGCTTCGGTGTCGCCTTCCGCGATGTTGTGGCACCCATCGTCATCGTTGAGGCAGACAGTCCACCCGCCATCCTCGTCATTCCACGGCATCGCGTAGGCTTCATGATCGCCGCAGGATTCACGCACCAGCGCGAGAAGGCATCCGACGGTCGCCGGGTCGCGCAGGTCTGGGACGTCGATCGCGCTGTTCCATCGCCAGAGCAGCGAGTCGTCCCAGCTGCGGCCCTGGACATCGCGCATCCCGCGCATCGGCCGGAAGTGTTTACACGCGACGAGGCGCCGCCCAAGTTCGATGTGATCCATGATGCTCCTTCCGTCGTCGGCTCCATCGCCGCCCGACACATCATAGATACCGCACCGCATTCTATGATGCAAGGAGGAGCATAAGAAAAAGCCGCCGGGCTGCACCATGCGACCCGACGGCTTCCCGCCTTCCATCGAAGGTTTAACCGATCTTCACGCCACGGACGGTAAAGGGCGTCGCCAGGCTCCAGTTACCCGCGGTCATGAGGCCCTCGAACGTCTCCATGCGGTACACGGTGCGCTGCACCAGGGCGTTGGAGCTCCCCGCCAGCCACGCCTTCCGAGCTCCGACGTAGGCGCGGACCCACTCCTTCTCGTCGCCGCCGTTGGCGGGAGACTTCTGCGGGAACGCCGCACGGTGCGTAGCCACACGACCCGGCCCAGAGTGAATGCAGGTGTCGTAGACGACGGCGTAGCCGAGGGCAGTCGTGAGGCCGATCGCCTTCGCGTGCGTGACGGCAGGGTTCCAATAGTTCTCGTCAAACACCTCGTCCTGCGCCTTATGCATGACGGGATCGGCCCCGGCCTCCTTGAGGAGCGAGACGAGGGCCTTAGCCCACTCCGGATGCGCTGCCGGGTTCAACTTCGCGGTCTCGTTCGCAGCGAGGCGCGGGACGTAAGGCTTGAGGGCCTCGGCGTGCTTGCCGCCCGCTGAGATGTACTTCGCGACGATCTTGTCGAGGCTTCCGGCGTTGTCGGTGGCCTGATGCTTGCCGTAGCTGATCCCCGCGCCATCGCGAAGGATCGTGCATGTCTGGTACGCCGCGGGCGTCGGCACCTTGCCCGTCTCGAACACGGACAGGATCGAGTCGATCGCCTTCTTCTGCTCGTTCGTAACGCTCATGAGTCCCCCTTAGAAATGGACTTAGTTCCAAAGAAATAAGCGAACACCATCAAGCACGTATCCTTGATGAAGTGCAGGATGATCGTGTGCTCCTCGTCGCTCAGCAGCGACGTATCCGGACCGGCGATGAGGAGGTCAGCGATGTAGGCGCCGATGACGAGCGCCACCAGCGAGGTAACGAACCGCGTGAGGTACTCCTGTTCCGTTTTGGCGGTCACGTACATGCGCGAGATCCCGAACTGGATCGACCCGACGATGAAGAACCCGAGGGCGATCGCCGCCAACGTCGTGCCCTTGTCGTCGTACAGGCTCGGATACTCGCGTCCACCTGGCGCAGCTGGCGCCTGAACAGCTACGAGCTCAGGCGTTGCGGTCTGGTCTGGGTACATGCTGGCTCCTACTCTACCAGGTGGGCGAACATCGGGCCGAGAGTGTAACGGATGCGGGCGCGGGCAAGTTCCGCGTACTCGTCGGACAGTTCACACCCCACAAAGCGCATCCCCTCAAGCATCGCGGCGCGTCCCGTCGAGCCCGATCCCGTGAACGGGTCCAGGACAATCCCGCCGGGCGGCGTCACCATGCGGACAAGGTAGCGCATAAGTTCGGTGGGCTTGACGGTCGGGTGATGGTTGACGACGCTTGACGCCGTGCGCCCTGCGCCTGCTCGCGGCGACTGCGTGCCCGCGCTGCCCTCCTCGCGCTCGACGGCCTGCGCGCCTGTGCGTGTCGGGAGGTCACCGAGCACCTCGTCACGGTCTGCCCTGTCGGCCTTCGCCGTGTAGAAGTACCGCGCCGCCTCACGCAGACCATCCGTCACATCTTCGCTGCCGTCGTGGAGGACGTTTGCGGGCCAGCGGCCGTTCTCCTTGTAGGTGTCAATCTCCTGGCCAATGAGGCCAGCAGACGCAAACTGCACAACGCCATCCGACCGTTGCTGCCGTTGCTTCCGGCTGAAGTCTACGCTCTCGAGCTCAAACGGCACGCGGCAGGCGTCCACGTTGACCGCCCCTGTCCCGTGCGTCAGCACGTTGCTGGCGACTGTCCCGACAAGCGGCTTGCGCGCCATACAGATCGGCTCATGCGCTGGCTTCAACGCGGTGCCCCAGCCGGACCAGCGGCGGGCGTCGTCGGTGGCTGCAATAGTGACCTTTGCTATAGCTCCTTCCGCATGTCCTCCCAAGCATCCATTTCCACCGATCCCGTATGCAGGGCGTTCACTCAGGATCTCCCGCTCCGCGCCCGCCGCCTTGTCGATAGCCTTTGACACATCCAGCGACTTTGGGAACCCTGACCCATACAGCCACATGATCTGGTCACGGATCTCGAACCCGGCGTCCTCGATGGCGCAGGTCATGCGATGGTACGTGCGCGAGCCAGAGAACGCGAGAAGGTGCCCGCCTGGCTTGAGCACGCGCAGCGCTTGACGCCACACCTCGAGGTCGTAGGCGATCCCCGAGGCGTCCCAGCGCTTGCCCATGAACCCGAGCTCATAGGGCGGGTCGCTTACGATGGCGTCGATGCTGGCGTCTGGGAGCTCAGCCATGCGCGCTCGACAATCACCGACGAGGATACGCGCGCGACTCACGGCACGCCCCCATAGAGCGCGAGACACGCCGCATCCGCGAGGCCGTCGTGGGCCTTCCGGCGCTTGCCCGGCGTCAGGTCCAGCCCTGGGATCATGGCGGCACGCGCGATGGATCGGGCCTTGCCCTCGCCGGGGATGTCTCGCAGAACGATCTTCTGCCACGACTGCGGCGTCGGCTCGATTACGTGCGGCACACGCCCCGCGAGGATGCCACGCCAGAGCCCGGCGCCGTACCCCAACTTGAACATAGACGCGACTCCCTGCCCTGGCCGAGACGCCACGCGCTCAAGGACCGCAACGGTGACACCATGATCGGCGCACCACTGCCCTACGAGCCCGTCCATCTGCTCTGGCACGTAGCCATCCGGGCAGAGGTCGCGCGTGCAGTGCTGCTCCACGATGCGCCCGTGCGCGTAGACGACGAGGGCGCCGTCGAGGCCGGGGTCGATTCCGATGACGCTCATAGTTCTTCATGCTCCCCATACCGGATGTCGCGTGCGGCGCCCTTGAGGCCCGTAGCCTCGAGGTACGAGATGACGCGGCGCCGCTCCTCGTCACGCGCCCGATGCACCTGGGAGCTCCACCATTCCGAGGTGGCCTTGTTGTAGCGCTGGGTAGACTCGCATTCGGCGCGGGCCGCTCGGAGCTCCTCGAGCGTCCGGCTGAGCAGAGACTCGAGCATCGGGAGGTCAATACGCCACTCCATTACGTCACCTCATGTACGACGGTCCAAACGGGATCGGGCGTGGGGATTCCGCACGCCTCGTAGAGTTCGATGCATTCGCGCGCGGTGAGGCCGAGCGCGTGACAGAGCACGACGGCTCCCTCAGGCGTGGGGCAGCTGCGCCCGTGCACGTAGTTGCTCACGCGCTGCCGCGGCGCTCCAAGGGCGTGCTCGACGAACGCACGCGAGAGCTCGCGCTGAGTGATGTTCTTCGCCGCCATGAAGCGGCGGATCGTCCTCTGCGGTTCCATGCCCTACAGGTAGCCCGCGGGAGAAATGTTGTCCACCGCGGTGGACGTTTCGACCCGCTACGTAGTACATATGGTGTACGGCTTCGGTCGAACTCGCCACGCAGGAGCAGATATGAGCAGCATTGATATTGGCGGTTTTTGTCGCGATCTCGTCGCCGTGATCATTCTCGGCGCCATCGTCACCGCGGGCGCGTATGCGTTCGTCCACCCCGAACCGTGCGTGCACATGGCGCACGGCCTTGTTTGCCGTTGAAGGAGTAGAGTCTATGTCGTTCCATATGTCCCCCACGATCGGTGAGCTCGCCAAGGCGCTCACCGCCGCGCAGTCCGAGATCACGCCTGCGAAGCGTGACAGCGTGAATCCGCACTTCCGCAGCAGGTACGCCGATCTGGCGTCGTGCTGGGATGCCGTGCGCGGCCCGCTCGCAAAGCACGGCCTGGCGCTCTCGCAGCTGGTCGGCGGAGACGGCGAAACCGTGCGGCTCACGACCATGCTGATCCATTCGTCCGGTGAGTTCATCGGGTCGGATGCGGTGTTGCGCCTCGCGAAGCACGACCCGGCTTCTTGTGGCTCGACGTTGACCTACCTTCGTCGCTACGGCCTGAGCGCGATCGTCGGCTTGTCCTCCACGGAGGACGACGACGGCGCCAGCGCCACGACTCCGACGGCGCCCGCGGCCATCGCTGCCACGTTCGCCAGCGCCACCCCGACGGAGAAGATGCAGGCGGCTACCGCCCTCATCGAGACGGCGTTCCCTGGCGCCAAGACCACCTATGCGCCGATGGGCAGCGGGGCCGATGGTGATCCGTCCTGCCCTGTCTGCGGCAACCGCATGTGGGACAACCGCGGGACGCCTGAGAAGCCCAAGGCGAACCCCAAGGCGCCCGACTTCAAGTGCAGGGACAAGGCATGTAACGGCGTGATCTGGCCGCCCCGTGGCGCCAAGAAGGCCGTCGCCGCGGCTCCTCCTCCTCCCCCGCCGCCGCCGTCCGATGACGACGCGCCCCAGTACGACGAGGAGATCCCGTTCTGATGACTGGACATGAACTCATGAAGGAGGCGGGCGCGCTCGTCGCCCTCCTGGATGCGCCAGAGGGCGCGGACGCGGACGCATTCGACGCGCTCTTGGCAAACTGGCTTGACTCCACCGACGACAAGATCACGGCGTACTGGGCGGTGCTGCGCCGGATGAGCGATGAGGTGGACCAGCTGCGCGACCTCGAGGGCATCCTACAGCGTCGGCGCCGGTACATCGAAACGCAGGAGGAGCGTGTAAAGGGGCTCGCCACGGAGCTCCTTGCAGCCCGCGAGGCCCTGGGCGAGGCCCCAAAGGTCAGGACGCCGTTGTTCTCCGCTTGGCTCGGTACGAGCCGGTCGGTAAGCGTGACGTGCGCCCCGGAGGAGCTTGAGGCGTGCTATCAGCGCGTCGTCGTCTCCGTGGACAAGCGCGCTCTACTGCGTGACCTTGAGGTCGGGCGCGAGGTCGCGGGCGCCTCCCTGGTCGAGAGTCGGGGTGTACGATGGCGGTAACGCGCGTGTACGAGCGCTCGGAGACGGCGCAGGCGCGGGCCTACCTGGTCCTCGCTGAGCGCCTGAAACCCGTGTCCACGCGGCACATCTGCGAGGCGCTGGAATGGAAGGACGGGAAAGCGTTGGACGTTCTCGCGGCCCTACACGACCGCGGCCTCGTCCGGCGTACTGAGCTCGAGGTAAAGGAGCACGTCGGGCGACGGTTCGCCCGGCGCGTCGAGTACCGATGGGAGGCGTTGCTGTGAAGCCACCTGGACATACATGTCCGGCGATTGACCGGGCTCAGAGCTCCATGCGAAAGTTGGCCTGGAGAGCGGCTGGAGGCTCGTCTCCCGTCACTCCTGCCGAGGTGCTTAGCGCTGGGATGCTGGCCCTCGAGGAGGTGCGGATGGAGAACGCGCAGATGCGGCAGGCTCACGCCTACATGCTCGAGGAGATCGAGAACATCCGCGTCGAGCTCCTCGCGGCGCAGCGTGACTGTCAGACGTTGCGCGATGAGATGCAGGCTGCCCGGCCTGCGCTCGCTCGCGGTAACTTCCTTGACGCCGTGTGCTTCGGGGACGCCGACGACAAGGCGCAGCTGCTCTCCTACGCCCGCGATCTCGTCGCTAAGGAGGGCAAATGAAGTGCACGCGCTGCGGTGGCGCCCTCGAGGTCGTGGACACCATGCCACCCGCGAAGGCGTCAGCGAACAAACGTCGAGAGGCCCGCCGGGTCGTGGCCTCATCGTCGGAGTACATCATTCGGCGCCGACGGTGTAAGGACTGCTCGCAGTGCTTCTACACCGTCGAGGTTGAGATCCCGGATGCGCCGCTCAGACCGGGATGAAGATCAGTTCATAGTTGGTGCTGGCGCTGGGGCTGAACAGCGCCACCACTGACGCAGACTGAAATCCCGAGTGATGGCTGGAGTCCGCCTTGATCTGGAGCGGGTCCGCGATCGTAAAGAACATCGCGGGCGCCGCTCCGCCTTGCGTGAGCGCCGGATCAAAGGAAATCCGGAGCTCGCGTGACGCTTTGTCGCGATTGTGCAAGATCACCGCCACGCCGGGGACGTGCGGGATCGTCACCAGCTGGCACGTATTGATCGTGGAGGGCGTCGTCCCCGAGTAGACATACGGGATCGTCGGCAGGTTCGAGACGTTTACGGCGGGCATGATGTCTCCTACGGCCGCGTGGCGCGGGCCTTGATCTTCTCGTCGATCTTCTTGAGCAGGCGCTTCTCGAGCTCCTTCTCATCGAACGTGTCCATGCTGGACGTGAAGGAACGCACGTTGCGGTCTATGCGCTGGATTCGCCCGTCGAGCGCGGCAAGCTCCTTGCGGAGTTCGGCGGTCGTGGCCTGACACGGTGGCGGCTGCGCGCCTGCCATGCCCTGCGCCTGCGCGTCGAGCTCGAGGCGCTTCATCGCCTGTTCGTGGCGCTGGTCCGCAAGCTGCGTCCAGAACTTCCACCCCGCGGCGCCACCTCCGACGACGATCAGCGCGAGGATGACACCGACGATCGGGTTCCCGCCCGCGAGGTCCGCAACCTGCGACAGGTCAGGCGTGGCAGGCGTCGCAACCTCGGTGCCTGCGGTGCTCTGCTCGGAGCTCTCCGTGCTCTGCTCGGAGCTCTCCGTGCTCTGCTCAGAGGCGGCGGGAGGCTTCGGCGGCTGAGGCTCTGTGTCGGGCGTGGGGTCGGGCATCGGCTTTTCCTCATCGTATGCGACAGAGAATACGACGCCCGCCGGGATCGTGCAGTCGTGGAGCTCCTCCGCCGTCGTGGCCGTCACCTGGATGCGGTCACCTGAGTCAACGTCGCACGGCGGACGCGAGTCGCTCATTAGTCCAGAACGTCGAGCGCTACCTTCGCGGTCAGCTTCGACAGCCTACGGAGAAGCTCGCGCGCCTCCAGCGGGTCGAGGCGCTTGACGCCCGTGTCGTCTGGCTTGAGCGCCCGGTCAAGGAACGACACCAGATCGGCAAGCTCAAGGGCGAGGCCGACGGCCTCGTCAGGGGTCAGCGGCATACGTGCTCCTCAGTGTTTAGACCGGCTTCCACGCCACGATCGCGCCGGTGTCGTCCTCAGTGATGACGCACGGGAGCATCCACCCGTCCGTCTCTGCCTGAGCCATGTAAACGGGCGGGATGCCCTGTAGAAGCGCGCTGCAATCGTTCAGCGTTGCAAGCTGAATGGCTGCGTCGATCGCCATCGTAGGGTCAACGATTAGAAGGTTCTGCATAGTTACGCACCGCCAAACGAGATGAGCGCCACCGTCCCTGCGGTGCCGGACGCGCCGCTGGTCGCTGCGGTGCCAAGGCCCGTGCCTCCGGTTCCGCCGATCGCCTGGACCGTTCCACACGACGAGGCAGCCGTGTTCGTGATCAGCGTGACAAGGCCGCCAGCCCCGCCAGCCCCGCCACCTGCGCCGCCGAGCGTGACGGTGCCGGATGCGTTCGCTCCGGCCCCGCCGTTCGCGCTGATGCGGCCAGAGTTCGCCACGGTGGACGCAGCAACCCAGACGATGCCGCCGCCACCGCCACCGCCACCCGAAACGGGCGTGTCAGTGTTGACGATGACGCCGCCGCTTCCGCCTCCGCCGCCGCCGTTCCACGACCCCCCGGTCCATCGGCCAGTGCTCCACGTCCCGGCGAGGCGCTGTACGGGAGACGGAGCAGCCGCGCCGCCGCCGCCGCCGCCGAGGTAGGCCCCGGAACCCTGGCCACCGATGCCGCCTGTGGGGGCTGCGCCGGTGTCATTCGCGGACGAGTTGCCGCCAGACCCGCCGCCGACGTTCCCGCTGCCGGTCGTGTTGCGGCCTGCCCCGCCACCGCCCGCAGCACCGCCAAGGTAGGCTCGAGACGTGAGCGCGCCTCCTGCCGTGATGCCAGATGCGGCGTTCCCGTCATCGTTGAACGAACCCGTCGCCGCGATGGTCAGCGTGCCGTTTACAAAGATCCGATACCCGGCAGGCTTGAAGGTCGTACCCGCCGGGATCGTTACGCTCGAGAACTGGCGCTCCGTCGTAGCGGTGTAGGTGCCGACTACCGTGAGGCTGCCGTCGCCACCGTTGCCATAGATGCCAGCCGTGAGAGCGGGAAGCGAAGGCGTTCCATGCGTGTGGTCGGCGCGGGCGTAGTCCGTGGACACGCCGACGGCGCTTGCGCTTCCGAACGTCGTCTCCGTGACGACGGTAGACGCAGGCGTCCCAGCGCCTCCACCTGCGACACTGGGAAGGGCCTGCGAACTCATGCGAGCACCTGGTACACGACGCGGTACGAGAAGTCGTTGTCGGCGCCCGCGTCCGGCGAAGGCTGGAGGTAGATCCGCCCGTCGGTGTCGGTGTTGCAGAGCACGCCCTCGGATGCCACGTCGAACAGATCGGCCACGGCGGTAGACGTACCCTTGAACTCCTGGGTGATGTCCTCATTCGCGCCAGTGCTCGAGGAGAACAGGCGCGGCACGAACGTGGCGGCGGTCCCGGCCGAGCGCCTCAGCTTGAGGCGCAACACCTTTACCAGATGCACCGAGTCCGCGATCTGGATCGTCGCCTTCGAGGTCGCGCCTGCGCCCGTAATGGTGCCGGTCGCTACCTGGAGGATGTTGTAAACGGGAACGGCCATCACTCACCAACGGGGAGAACGGGAGGAACGGATGCGGGAACCTGAGCGGCTACCGGAGGCGTGAGACTCAGCGTGGGCGTGATCACCTGGACACCAGCGAGCGCCATCAATCCGAGGAGCGCCATTACGCCGAGGGACCGCACGTCCGAGCGGAGGTCCGCGATGATGGCGCGGAACTCCTCTGTCTGGACCTTGCGGTCAACGCTCGTCTGCTTCATGTGCTGGCTGAACAGTTCAGCGAGGTCCGGCGAGGAGCTCATTTCACGCTCTCCTCGCGCGAGTGTATCGCATCAGAGGTGGCGACGGTATGCGGACTAAATGACGATCCAGCCCGTACCGGTGCTTTGCACCATACATGCGTTCCGAGAGTTCAACACGACGGTCGCGCCCGCGTCGATGAGCTCGGCGCCGTTGGCGTCAACCGTCACGGTGTTCTGGCTCGCCGCAGCGTGCTTCACGACGTACACGCGCCCGACGTTCCCAGCCGCGGCGGGGAGGTTTACCGTTGCGGGCGTCACCGTTGGGTCCACGGCGATCGTGTAGTCGCTCACTCCCGCGGTCGTGACCGCTGCGCCGACGGCAGACGCGAACAGGCGGTAGCTCATCACCTGCGTCGTGGGCGGCGTCGGGTTCGTGTTCGTGATCGTTAGCTGCGCTTCTTCGGGGCCTGCCCCGGCATCGGTCAGCGACAGACTAATCCCGCTCCCTCCGATTACCCGCAGCGCACGACGCACCGTTTCGATCGTCTGCTGCCCCGACGGGATGCGAACGCGGAGGCGCGACACGGCGTCGAGGTTGCCGACGAGGGCGTCACGCTCTCCCGCCTTATGCGCGGCACCATGCGAGATCGGGCGGCGTGCGGCTGGCATTAGAGGTTGTCCCTCGCCGGATCTTCGATGATGAGCAGCGATACGCCGAGTGTATCGGATGTGTCGTACTGTATCTCACGCACCAGACAGACCAGACCGGACACGCCGATCTCCGAGTCAGTGAGCGTCACGATGTCGCCACGCTCGAGCGTCTCGTAGTCGTTGGCGGACACGATGTAGTCAACCGTGCGGTGAGCGAGAGCGTAGGCCCTGGCGCGGATGGCGAGGATGGCGTCGGCCGTCGCCACGTCCCACACGATCGCGGTGTCGAGCTCATCCTCCCGCACTCCCGTGTCCCGGCTGGTCCGGTATCGCGCCTGGGACACGGCGCAGATGTAGCTCCCCCGCGTGCTGGGGTCGTCGGCGTTGTACTCACCGTCGAGAATGCGGTATTGCATCGTCGTTCCCGTGCGGCGGTTCATGCAGAAGTTGAGGCGCAGACGGTTCTTGATCTTCGAGCTATCGACCCGGACGCGGCTGGCCCGCTGGATCGTCGGGTCATCGTCCACGTTCAGCGCTGCCACTGCCTCGGATGCGGTCGCGTCGTAGCGCCACACGACCGCGTAGATTCCTTCCGGTCCATTCGCCAAACTGACCGGGAGAATGGGAAGAAGTTCGCTCTGCAACCACTCCCAGACCTTCACGCGGGTATCGATCGCGCAGTCGATCTTGAGATGGTTGAGCGCCGCCGCGGCGGCGGCCATGCGCCCGCGGTCCACCGTCATTGTCGTCTGGTTGAGCATGTAGGACAGCACATCGCCCGCGCCGCGGACAAGCTGCCCGTCCTCGCCCACCATGCCGCCGCCTAGGTCGGAGCGCGTGCGGTCGTACCATCCGACGTACAGCGGCACGTAGATCGTTCCGCCGTTACCGTCCGATGACGAACGGTAGCTCTGGTCCGCGAGGTCGATATTAAGGAAGTTCGCGCCGAGGGACGACACCTCGACGCCGTTTACCAGGTCGGTGGAGGCGCCGGACGCGAACACGCCGGGGACGACGGCCACCTCCCGGCCGAGCGCGTCGAGCTTGTGGTACACCACAAACCCGTTGTCCTGCGGGTCCGTCCCTGCAAACGGCTTGTGGTAGTCCCATGTGTCGTTGCTGATGCTCTCCGTGTACAGGTACACGGTGTCGGACAGCACGCGATGCCCGGCGATCACGATGTAGGGCCCCGTCCATCCAGCGGCCAGCGACGGCCCGTCATCGCGGGAGACGTGTACGGCGATGCTCCCTTCGTAGACCGGGTAGGTAAGCCCGCTCGTCACGCCCGGCGTCCCGAACACGACGGGGTACGCGAGGTTTAGATCCTCCGGGACCAGCGATGACGCGAAGTCGAGCGTAGGTTCCGCGGAGTGACCATCCGGCCACGTCGCAGAGCTCACCGCGGCGGTCTGGTCCGGGATCTCTGTGTCCACCTGCCAGAGCTCATCCACCAACGAGAACGCTACGGGCTCATCAGCGGCGCCATACTCCGGGCCGCTGACCGTTCCGACGAGGCGCACGCGGCGCTCCTCCCACGTCTGCCCCACGCGCCACACGGCGAGAGAGCCCACGGCCCCCTCGAGGCGGTAGCCCTGAGCGATGAGCGCGGGCACGTCCACGGGAAGGACCGCCTCGATGGACACGGACGCCTCTGGCAGCTGCGCGTCGAGGAGCTCGAGGGCCTCGGATAGCTGCACGTCCTGCAACGTCCCGACGTAGTGCAGATCCCCGGCATCGCTGGCGATGTCGAGGTCTGCCGTGCTCAGTCGGAGCGTCTGCCCTGCGAACTCCAGATCGAGGAGCCAATAGCGGGTCATACCTCCTCCTCGATGCGGACCCGCGCGAGGCGGTACACCTCGCCGGGGTTCTGGTACTCGTCGCCCTGCACGGTATCAACCCGGAGCGTCTCGGACATGATGCGCCCGTACAGCATCAGCGGCGGCGCCACGATCGTGTATGTCGTCGTCGCCCCGGACAGCTTCAGCACGCTTGGCAGGTAAACGATAGGCGTCACGGCCCCGTCGAGGTCAGCGAGCACCCCGAGCATCGACGGCGCCACGTCCACCGGGGAGGCGATCGGGTCCGCCGACGAGTGCGCCCGCACGTAGTCAGGGTTCACCGTCGCGAGGCCGGACCCGTCCACGCCGTCGTCCCACGACACCTCTACGGCTCGACGTGCAGGCCCCGTCCGCTGCGCCCGACGAGCGCCTCCGCGGCCCTCCGTGAGCGAGTACGCGGGCGTGATCTCCTGGGCGCGGTTCGATCCGTACTGCTGGCCGAATGCGTGGAGGTGGCCGAGGATGGCCACGCCAACCTGGAAGTATCCTTCAGCGGTCACCTGTACCGGGATGCGGAGTCGATACGCCGCGAAGTTCGCATTCGTCGTGTCATTGATGACAACACACACGCGGTCGCTCCGCACCTCTCCGTCGGTTCCGCTCAGCGCTCCCCCGGAGGCGTTGACCCGGAGGCGCGTGGCGGCCGTCGTGTAGATGGCCAGAGACGAACCCGGCCACGCTCCCGGCGTAGAGTCGAGGATCTTGTAGACGTTCGCGCCACCGTTGCGCGCGAAGTAGCTACCAACGAGCTCCCCGTGCGTGAGGTATCGACCGATCGCGGTGCGCGGTGGCGCGCCTGGGTCAGGCTTCACGATCCCGTCGTTCATCGTGTATCCCAACCCCGTCTGCGTGGAGGCGGCGTCCACCGTCACGATGGGCACCCATACGGCCCCCTGTAGGCCCTCGAGGTAGGCCGTGCGGAAGTTGATCCCGCCGAGGTACAGCACGCGCGCCACGCCCATCGACGGCGACGTGTTGGCGCCCGCGGCGTTGATGCTCCACGCGATGATCTGTTCGGAGTCATCGTCGACACTGCGCCACGCCCGACGGGGCGACGGCTCCTCCTCGGCGTGGATGGCGCGGATCGGGTACTGATACGCCGTTGCCACCGTCCACGAGTCACCGACGAACGCGGGACCATCGACGCCGTACACGCTAACGCCGTCCGCGATGTACATCGGCTGGGCGGGGAGGTCATGCCCGAGGAGGTCGGACGGGTTGCCCTGCCCTCCGTAGATCTGCGTGACATCCGTCCCGGCGTAGGAGTCGAACGTGTACGCCGCCCATCGATACTGCACGTTGATCCCGAGCGCACCGGACACCGCGCCGAACCGGACGAGGCTCGTAGCGCTCGCCCCCTGCTGGAGCGTGGCAGTGTTCCCGATCGGGATCCAGTTGCGATCCTCGCCGTCTCCGCGTCCGGCGACGCAGTACCAGGCGTAGACCTCACCATTGTTGGCAGGCGCCCCGGAACCGTTACCGACGGACACGCGGATGAAGATCCCGCTCTGGGCGTCGGACGTGTTGATCGTCGCGATGACCGCAGCCGAGGTCAGGTCAAGCAGTCGGATCGTCGTCGGTGTGGCCTCGACGCGGGCCGCATACGAGGTCGGCCCAGCGACTCCGACGCGCACGTCCAGCTGAGCTACGCCGACGGTCACGTCAACCCACACCTCAGCGATCAACCCCTCGAGGAGGCTCGTAGTCGGCGTGGCGCTCCACCCGGCGCTCTGCCCGACGGCGCCGGTGTTGATGCTAAGACCCGTGGCCCCGAGCGCGATCGTGGGCGGGCCGACAGTCGCGAGCGTCCACGCCGTACCCGTCGCCTCTGGCATGTCGTAAGGGAGGTAGGTGATCTCCCACGCCGTCATCGTGTCATGGCTGATCGTGGACGTGAGCGCGGGCATCTGCACCGAGCTCCACCCGCCCGCGAACAGCACGGCGATTGAAGCGTCGGCCGTCGTCCCCGTGGACGTATGGATGTGCGCGATGGCGGCGCGGCCTCGCTGCCACGTAGCCGACAGCTGCGCCGGGGAGGTGCTCGAGTCCTCCCCACGCCAGAGCATCGCCTTCGTTGTCTGGTGCGAGCTCGAGCCCATACCAGACCACGACGATCCGCCGTCGTCGGTGTAGCGCACGGCCACGTCGTCGAGGCCAGCGACGGAGAGGTCACGACCGAACGCATAGATGCGTCCCACGTCGTCGGCGCATACCGCCATGTCCCCGGCCGTGTAGTCGCCCGCCGAGTACGATCCCCACGACATCGGGTTTGTGTCGTCCTGGATCTTTACCTCAGTCTGCGCGCTGAACCTCGCGAAGGCGCTGCCGAGGCGTCGAGCACGCGGGCGGCTGCGCGTGCCGTCGTACCGGACATACGTCAGCACGATCGCGTCCGAGGTGGCCGCTACGTCCGGGTACGCGCCCTGGTTGTCGGCATCCACGCCGGACCACTTGTCCACCTGGGAGAACGTGCTCCCGAGGTCGGCGGACGCGAACTGCGTGAGGCGCCGGTAATACGTCGTGGATGTGTCGCGCAGGTCAGCGAACAACACGATCTGCCCCGCGAGGTAGGCGGCGCGGAGGCGCTGTACCGTCGTCGTCGTCGTGCTGATGGCATCGCGCAGACACACGCGCTGCCCCAGCGACCATGTATCGCCCTGATCGTCGCTGTAGCGCATCCCGATCTGGACGGTCGAGGTCAACGAGTCCTCGACGCAATGGAAGAGGAGCACGCGCCCGGACGGGAGCTCAACCAAACACGGACGCGCCCCGGAGGCATAGACGCCCGTCGGATGCGTGTAGATCGTCTCCGAGGTCCACGTCGCAGCGGACGCGCTACGCCGACGGCCGAGGATCTGTCCCGTGCTGGTCCGCTCGAACACGATCAGCAGCGAGTCGTCCGAGAGGCGCAGGATGCACGGATCTTGGTAGTCCCCGGCCGTCGTCGTGAACGCTGCGAAGTCGAACCCCGTGATCGTCTGCGGCGGCTCCCATCCGCGGTAGCGCGTGTCACCCGTGCGGCGCCAAACGACGTTCGCGAGGTCCACGCCCGGCATCCCGCCGCGTGCGGCGTACACCTCGAGCGAGCTCCCCGCGGGTTGATCACCGACTGCCACCAGAGCGGCGTAGGTGTCTCCCGCGGCCTCCGCCTGCCCTGCCATCGGCCCCGCCTGCGTGACCGTCGAGAGCGTGGACGAATACGCCCCATCGTAGGTGATTCGCGGATCAGGGATGACGAGACCGCGGAGATGCGTGCGGGTCAACTCAGGCATTAGACGGCCTCCCTCATTCCGACGGTGCGGGAGCCCCTTATCGCGTCAGCCAACGACCCACCGAGGCGCAGGTTGTCGCGCACGAAGTCGTTGTACACGCGATGCCGGTACTGCTGAACCGCCACAACCTGGACAGGCTGCGACATGCCAGCGTTCGCCCGGTTGATCTGGTCGTCTCCGATCATGTTGCGCCCGGTGCGGGAGAGCACGGCCTCCCCGGTGAGAAGCCGCGCCTGCGTCTCGTCTGGAACCATGCCGCCGCTGTGGAATGCAGGCTGCACCGACGCGATAGCCGCCAGCTGCGCCGCGCCCGTGGCACCGGCGAGGCCAGCGAGGAGGAGGTTTGGCGCTGGCGGCGTGGCGAGTGCGTTTGCAACGCTCGCTGCCGTTGCGATCGTGGCCTCAGCGAGGCGCCCGAGCTTCGCGATCTCGAACTGCTTACGTGCCTGCTGACGCTGCGTTTCGATGCGCTCCTTTAGCGCCTGGCGCTCAGCCTCCGTCATCTCGTCGCGGTTCGCCGCGAGCTCTCCCTCCATGCTGGCGAGAGTAGACGCGGCCTCGTCTGCGCTGCGCTCGATGCCGTCCGTTACCGTGGAAACGATCTGTCCCATTGCTTCGGCGGCGGCCTGCATCTGCTGACGGCGCAACGCGTCCCGCTCCTCGGCCTCTGCTCGCGCCTTGTCGAGGAGATCCTTGATGCGCGCCTCTTCGTCCGCGTCCGCCTTCGCCTGCTCTTCTGCGGCCTCGTCGCGCAGTTTCTGCACCTCGTCGCTATACTTCTTCTCAGCGGCCGCGAGCGCGATCGAACCCTGGATCGCGGCTTCCTGGCGCATCTCCTCCGTCGACGCGAGCGCCTCGAGCTCCGTAGTTAGCGCCTGGATCTCGTCGCGCTGCTTGGCGTACTCGACGGTGAGTCGTTCCTCATCGGAAAGGAAATACTGACTGATGGAAGAGAGTTCCTCCATCCCGGCCGTGTAGTCGTTGACCCGCTGCGCGAGCTCTTGGAACATGAGAAGCGATTCATCGATCGCGTCTGCCTCATCACTGACGGCGGCGGCGTGACTGCGCGTGGCCTTCGTGCCGCGTTCGGTGCGCTTCGTGTTCTCCTCACGGAGTCGTAGCGTTTCGTGAACGAGCCCGATCTCGCGTTCGCGCCGTTGGTTGAGGGCTGCGATCTGCTCCTCTTTCGCTGCGAGCGCCTGCCGGGCGGCGTTGACCGTCCCAACCTGGCGCACATCAAGACCCAGTTGTTCGATCGTCCGCTTGGCCTCGTCCCGCTGCCGAACGAGAAGCGCCTCCGACTCGCGATACCTCTCTTTGATCGCCTTGGTCGCCCGCACCTCGGCGGCCTCGCGCTCGGAAAGGTTGCCCGCGGCTACGTGGTATTGGAGGTCGAGCTCCTCCTGATTGCCCGTGACCATCGCCGTGGCTTCCGCCATCCGGCGCGCGGACTCGGCGGCCTTGTTGTTTCGCTCCTCCACCTCGCGCAGGTTCCGCGAAAGGATGGCATGAGCGGCAGCGGCGGCTCCCGCAGCGATGGCGACAGGTCCGAGGATGTTGATCAGGTTGATGCCCGACGTAGACGCCACCTCGAACGCATCCGCGAGGTCGGCACCTGCGCGCGCGATGTTCCCGAGCTCCGGCGACACCATGCCGAGAGACCCGGCCAGCTTCGACGCATCGGTACCCATGCGCCCAAAGTTCTGGCTCGCGTTGAGCGTCGCCGTCCCGACGTTATCGACGGCCTGGGCTGCATCGCGGGCCGCGGCTTCCGTCTCCTCCATCGCGCGGCGCGATGTTGCGGCGGCCTGGCGGGCGGCTGCCTCTGCGGCCTTGAAGCTCTTATTGAGCTCGTTCGCCATCGCCCGCGCCTGCGGGGCTGTGATGCCGGGGATCGACTCGAGAGCCTTACGCAGCCCGGTGATGTCAGCGACAACGTTCAGATCGATGTTTGCCATACCGGCCTCCTATCTCGCGATGCGGTTGCCAACGGCCGTCAACGCTGTGTCGAGCTTCGCTACGTGCTTCTCGGTGATCTTCTTGCTCGGAGTGATGACGAGCGCTTGCCAAAGACGCTTGCCGTCGCCTGCCTTCGGGTTCGGTTCGATCTTCGCGAGTCCGACGGGGCGACGGCGCCCGAGGCTATCAGTCATGCGCGCAGCCACGTAGCCCTCCGGAAGGCCACCAAAACGCCGGAAGTGGGACATCAGCAGGCGGTATTCCGGCATCGGCACCGAGCGCGCGACCTTGCTGAACGCCCGCGGGCGGTGGACGAAGTACCCGTACTTCTCCTGCGCCACTTCAAGGCGGCCACCCACTCGGCGCTTCGCGGCCTTCGTCGCATCGTTGAATACAACGCCGACGATGGAGTCCCCGCGGATGACCATCTTGTACTTCAATCCAGCCTGAGAGTCACCCGTGACCTTCGTCACGTTGTCGTACCACTGGCTGTAGGCGCTATCGCGGCTCTCCTTGACGATGGCCTCCACGGCGTCGATGACCTCACCAGTTACCGAGCGGATGAGGTCGTAAACCGTGCGGTCCATCTCTGGACCGATCCGAACTTCGACGGCCTCCACCTTGGCGACATAGGCGCGGGTCTTTCGCTGCTTAGCCGCCATTCAGCCCCCAGAAGGACGCGCCGGATGCGCTGATCGTATCACCGGGGCGCGTCTGCATCCCACGCCCGCGCTTCTGCGTGGCCTTCGGCGTGTGCTTCATCCGGTACCATCCGAGGACGCGCTCCTGCGTCTCTCGAGGCCAAGAGAAGAACGCATCGGGATCGCCGCAGTACGTGAGCCCGATCTCCAGCGCTACGGCGTCGAGCCCGCCGTCGGGGCTTCGGTAAAATCCGCGGCGGCCTCCACCTCTGCCTCCCGCGGGTAGGAGTCCACCAGGAGCTTAAGCGCCGTCGTCGAGGCGTTGGCGATCTCCTCGTCAGTCACGCCGAGGGCGTGGAGCTCATCGCGCACGGCAGCGCCATAGGCCAAGCCGTCGAACTTGTGCGCCGACAGGGTAGCCTTCAGGGGCGGACGCGCCGGGAGACAGACGCCCAGGACGGCGCCGAGGCCGATCCATGCGTTCGTCGCGACGGCGTGCATGACAACCTGACGGGACGAGTGAGACGACGGGGCCGTCAGCTTGACGGCCTTCCCCTTGATCTGAACTTCCATGATGCTCCTTCGGCGCCAAAAACGACGACGCCCCCCGAACCGTAGCACGGAGGGCGTCTACATGCCGACGAGCTCAGGTAGCGACGATGGTGCCGAGCACCTCGAAGTTGATCGTGAACGACGACGGGTCGCCCTCCGAAAAATCGATCGTGCACCGGCAATCGTCCATCTCAAGGGTATGGTCCGACGAGTCCCCAAAATTGGTGCCCTCGACGCTGAGCGTGATCTTCAACGTGAACAGGTCCGCGTTGGCTCCGAGCGTCGAAACGGCGGTGGAGAACGCGCCGGTCTTATTGACCAGATCCCAGATGTTCGTGTTCGAGGCGTCGGAGAACTCCGTCATCTGGCACGAGAAGGAGCCCGTGGGGAAGCTCCGATTCGTCTTGCGGATGCTGCCGAGGTCGCCGCGGTCCAGGTACTTGATGTGCTCGAAGTTGCCCTGATTCACGCCGGTGAGCGACAGATCGCCAGCCTCGTACTGGATCGTCAGGGTGTTGATGCCATTGTCGGCCAGGGTGATGGTGCCGTCCCTGAAGTTCTTGACGACGGAGGAGATGGGCATGAGCTACCTCACTGAAGCGGGAGTGTATGGACGATGCGGAATGTTATCACGCCGATAACCCATTCCCCCGCCTCGTTTGTGGCGCGGGTAGTGGTGATGAACTGCACTTTGTAGGAACCCGGCCACGTCGCATCGTAGGCCATCAACTTGTTGATCACGGCCTGCTCGCCGTCAAGCGCGTCATCGTAGCTGTTCGAGATGTCCTTCGGCGCGAGACGCCACGAATAGTGCACCGTGAGCGGCGTCTCTACGAGGGTTCCCTCCGCGGGCCGTCCGCGGTACAGGCGCAGATCCTCCGAGTCGCCGGGGAGCACTGCAAAGGCCTTGTGGGCGATGGAGTCGCTATCCGCGCCAAACAGATCGGGCGCCACGCGCGACTCCCGCCATCCCGAGAGGGTCAGGATGCGGGCGGTCACATCCTCGCGCAGCTGACGAACCGTCTTGCTCGCCATCATCGCCACCAGGCGACGAGACTATCGCCGCGGCCACCCGTCCAAACGACCGAGCTTGCGCTCTTCTTCTTGGTCACGTCCACGACGTTCTCGTCGGCCTCGTCGTAGACGAAGCGGATCTGTCCCCACGCCGACTCGTAGGCAGTGCCATAGTACGACGCCAGAGCAGCCCAGCGGCCGGAGTCCCCGGCGCTCGTCTGGAAGTCCAAGAAGATCATGTGCAGACAGAGCATCAAGTGACACTCACGCAGCGCGCTCGGCTGGATGACCAGACACGGCCTACGGCCCTGAGCGATCAACCTGTTCGCGATCGTGAAAAACGACTCGTCGATATACGGTTGGTAGCTCGTCGCCCCGCCGAGGAGGGCGGTCAGGTCGGAGTGCCGCTGCAATAGGTCGGTGTCGCTGATGACCGGGTAGAGCGTCCGACGACACACCGCGGCGTCGTTGCGGAACGTATGCACCACACCGTCGGGCATCGTAAGCGCCCATTCAACAAGGTACCCCTCCGACAGGATCTCCGCGGTCGTGACGCCACCGGCGAGCGAGAAGGTTGCGATCCCGCCTGCGATGGTGACAGCGGCAGGCGCCACAAGTTGCGTCCGGTCGGGACGGTACAGCGTGAACGTACCGCCCGAGGGCGTGGCCGTGGCGCCTGCGCGCATCGTCGGGCAGGAGAGCACCTGCGTGCGGCCTCGCTCGATCGTCTCCGTGGAACGGAACCGTGCGGAGTAAACGACTTCAGCGAGGCTCATTTGCTCTCCCTTTAGCGGCCCTTATCCGTCTGCTTGGCGTCGTGCTTGCGCGCGGTTTCCTGCGCCACCTTGCGCGCCTTATCGGCGGCCATCCCGCCGTCGCGCAGCTGCTTGGTCATGCGGTCCATCGCCTCCCGGTATCCGGGGCGCTCGCCGCTCACGACCGAGCCCGCGCGCGCTTAGGCGTAGCCTTCGGCGCCGTCTCTCCGTCCTCGGAGGGCGGGTTGTAGAGGCGGTCCATCGCGGCCTTCATCTTCTCGAGGAGGGCCTCTTCGACGGCGAGGGCATCGCGGTGGAACGGGGAGCTTGGCGCCTTCTCGCGCCACTCATCCACCAGCTTCTCCTGACGCTCGATCTGGATCGCGATGAAGTCGGGATCGGGAAGCTCGATGTAGCGTCCTACAAGGCTGCGACAGAACGCCCAGTAGCCTCCCTCGTCGTTCGTGATCCGGGTCTGGCCAGCAACCAGCTTTGGCGTCTCCCAGCGCGACATATGCACCGGCCCGGCCACACCCTCGTAAGACACGCAATAGCCGCCCTCGATGGCATCCCAGGGGATCAGCGTCCAGCCGCGGCGGCGCTTGGAAACCTCGGCGGCCTCCGTGCTGCCGTGCTGATCCACGTTCGACACGCCAGGATCAGCGACGAGGGTAGACAGCCAAGGCACCCACTCACCGTCCCGATAGGTCCAGCGCGCCGGGTGATGCAGGTACCAGAACGCCGGGCGCGGCTCGAGCTTGACGAGCTCCTTCATCGCCTGTGGGCGCTGTGCGGGCTGCGCCGAATAGTTCCCGCTCCCTGCCGTGCCGAATGTCGCCGCCATGATCTCTCCTTCTGTGTTCCGCGAACGCAGAAGCGCCCGCGTCAGTAGGGTAACCACCGACGCGGGCGCGTGCTTCAACGCTTAGAAGTCGGACAGAATGCCGACGCCCTTAGCATCGTCGATCTCGCCAACGCCAACGAAGGCGCTGCCCACGATGATCGTGGAGCCGTTCGAGGCGTCACGCTCGAACTCGACGACGATCGGGGACTGCGGGACTACAGTCTCGGAGCCCATGACAGGCGCCGCGGTGCCGGTCGCCAGGCCGATGGCGCCGGGGGCGATCATCATGCCCAGGTAGTCGGCGCCCGCGTTGGCGGTCGGGACGAAGGAGGACTTGAACACGTCCACCCCGTAGAGCGTGCCAGCGAAGCCCTGACCCTTGGCGAGGAGCATCTCCTGATTAGCCGCGATGTACTGGCCGGGGCCGGTCTCGGAGCGAAGCGAGGACATAAGATCGTTCAGCTGCTGCGGATGCAGGATGGCGGTGAACGGCCCGTTGTTGCTCTGAAGCTGGAGAGCAAACATGCCCGAGTAGAACGTCGTGACCGAGAGGTCAACGCCGGTGGAACCAACCGAGGTCGAGAACCCCGAGGACAGCGCGCAGATCATGGTCGTCGCCCGCTTCTGGTACGCAGCGACCATATCGGCGGCCAGGTTGTCGATCGTCACGTCGAGCGGGATCCCGGTCGCGGTCAGCTGCGCGAGGTCGCTGATTTGACGGCGGAGGGCCTGACGCGCGATCGTGATGTTCGCGTTCGTGGAGGTCAGCGCGGTATTACTGACCGAGGCGTTCTCGGCCACGGCCGCCATCGCGTCGGCGCCCCACGAAACAACGGGCACCTGAACGACGGTGGACCCGCTGCCGTTCATAGAGCGAAGCTGAAGGATGGACGGGTGATTGACGAGGCTCGCGGAGTCCGTGAGCTTCTGAACGACGGCCTGATTGAGGATCGCGGCGAGACGGGCGTTGCCCGAGAGCCCACTAAAATAGACTTCGTTGGCCATTGTGGCCTCCTATGGAGTTCGACGTTGGCCGCGCCTGTCACTGTTTACGGGAGCTTGCCCCGAGCGCGCAGCGGCGTAGC